TCGGAGAACTCGACCGCCGCCGCATCGGCGACGGTACGCACGGGCATGGCGTACACGTCGTCAATGGATACACCGAGCCGCTGCGCGAGCAGCGGCACGGCGGCCACAATCGGATCGAGCACGCGCAGTTTCCCGGGCGTGCACATTCCGAGCATGGCCAGCAGTTCGGCGAGGGTCACGGTTAGACCGCGCGGCCTTCGACGAGGATGTGCGGCGTGCTGCTGTCCAGTTCATTGACGCCCAGCCGCATCGTCACCGCGGCCGTGCCTTCGCCGATCAGCGGGATTTCACCGTTGGTCGAGAGCTTGCAGGACGAAATGAACGTGTCGCGGTTGGTGCCGATCGAGTTGTCAGCAACGTGGCGGAACTGGCCAAGGATCGAGCCGCCGCCGCTGGTCACCATACGGTCGCGCGATTCGGCTGCCGGGGTGTAGTCGACGTTGAGCGACAGATAGTCGCCGGTGACTTCGGTGTAGAGATCGCAGGCGAGCGCGAGATTGGCGCCGGCTACGATGCCCACACGGGCGGCTTCGGCGCTCAGCAGATAGTGCGTCGTGACGGTGAATGCGGCCGTGGTGCCCAGGAACTTGACCGTCGCGCCGCCGTCGGTGGTGGAATCGCCGATCGCCGTCATGTTGTAGGTCGGTGCGCTGCCGGCGGATGTGCCGGATGCAGTCACCAAGAACACATTGGTGCTGCTCTTGAAGATGTCGCCGATGACGTACGGCGTCGAATTGACGCGGGCCGCAGCGTTGACGAGCTCGTAGAGCTTCACGGCCACGCTGGACACGTTGCGCGCACCGGCCGGGCTGCCGCTCAGTGCGCCGAGCTGGTACTCACGCCCGCTCTGCGCGTTGTAGATGCGTTCATTGGTGATCGGCGTTGCGGCCTGCGTGACCGTCGACCGGCTTCCGGCCAGGAACATCGCGATGTTCTCGGCGCTCATGTCGGCAACGACGAATTCGCCGGCAAAGTCCGTCTGCGTGACGTACTCGACGATCTTGGTGGCGACCGCGGTACGCTTGGAATAGTAGGACTCGACCTGCTGCTCGATGGTCAGCGACAGCGATTCGACCTGCCCGAGATCGCGCTCACCCATCGGCACGCCGGCAGCATCGAACGGCGCGAAGTAGCAGATGCCACGGCCAAGGACGATGTTCTCGGACTTGGTCAGCGGGGTATGAAATGCCATGTGAATCTCCCTGCGGCCAATCGGCCTTAGTTGTGGGTTACGGTCTGTTGCGCGATGACTCGCACGCGCGTGCGGATGCCGAGCACGCCGGAACTCAGCGCCTCTGCGATCAGTTCATTGCCCAGGTAGCGGATGGCGCCGACGAGCACGCCGTCGAGTAGCAGGCGGCCGGAGCGCGGCAACATGGCCGTGCGCACGTCTGCCTTGATCTGTGCCGCGTGGTGAGCGGCGAGCGAGCCGTCCAGGCGCCGGTGGGTGTCGATGTTGATGTCGAGCGACAACTGGTAGATGCGTTGCCCGCCGTCGATCCCCGCGTCTTCCTCCGGCTTGCCGCCGTAGAACTCGCGAGAGGTGTAGATCAGCGTCTGCCAGTCGGCGTCATCGGCAAGCGTCGCGAAGATCGGCGACAGGCGCACATCGGCGCCCGCCTCCGTCTCGCTGCCGTTGGCGGTCCTGATGCCGGAGACAAGCGCGGCAATCGCGGTCAGTGCGTCGGCTTCGGTGCTCATGCGCCGTCACTCCGAACCGGTGCCACAAACCACCACGACAGGCTGTCGTCGACCTCGCCAGTGGGTGCAACCAGCCGCCACGTCCGCCCGTCGTCACCGATCACGCGGCCGTTCTCGACTGGCGTCACCTCGCCCAACATCAGGCCGATTTGGCGCTCACGGACCAGCACGCGCGCACCGGTCTCGCCGACGTCCGAGAACTGGGTGTCGTCATAGAGGTAGGTGATTGCGGTGTCGTCGCCATCGGGACTGCGGTAGGTGCCGGTGTCAGCCATGCCGTTGTCGGCAAGGTCCGCCATGCACGCGGCGTCGAACTCAGCGAATGCGGCGCGTTGTGACATTGGCGGCCCTGAAATGAGGAAGGCCCGCGGGTGCGGGCCTTGGGGTGCTACCGTTGCCGTCGATCAGTTCGACGTGGTGAGTTCCACCAGCGCAGTCGGGCGAGTGGCGACGTTCAGCACGTTGGACTGCGCTTCCAGCTCCATGCCTTTGTCGAACGGCATCGCGTTGGACTTCGCGTAGTACGGCAGGCCGATGGTGTTCACCGTCTCCATGTAGTTGGCCGGCGCAAACCGGGTCAAGTACATGTCGGCGACGCCCACCGGGAACAGGAACGCCTTGCCGCTCGTCACGGCCACGGACGACGTGCCGCGGTAGCGGTGCCAAGTGATCTCGCCGAACTGGAACGACCCGGTGAGACCGGCCCGCAGCGCAGCGCCCTCGCTGTAGACGAAGGTTTCTTCGACTTTGGCGTGGGTGATCAGCTTCGCCCAGAACGCGGCCGAACAGATCGCGTGCAATCCGGTGTACCCGGCGCCGCCGAGACCTTCCTCCACGTGCGCGATGGCATCTAGGCACTTCTCGCGAATCTTCGTGGTCGTCGTGCCGAGCACGAAGTCCACGGAGTCACGAGAGCCGCCAAGCAGCGTGTATGCGCTCCTGGTGTCGCCGTTGATGTCCATGTAGTTGCCGGCCAGCGCGAGCATCCGGTGATACTCGATGGTGTAGTCGATCTGGCGGCGCATCTTTGCAAGGCGCGCATTGATCGCGGCCTGAATCGGCGTCGCGGTGTTTTCCGATCCGAACTCGCGCACACCCTGCACTTCATCGGCCATGATGCTGGCGCGCTGCGGGATGTGCGGGATACCGATCGGGTTCAGCACGCGCTTGTCGGCGACAACGACCGAGCCAGGCGCGTTGCGGGGCTTCGGCGCAATGACCGAAACGACCTCGTTCAATTCTTCGATGATCGCCGCGGTGGTGGGCTGGCCGCGTTCCTCGAACACACCCAAGTCACGGATGAGCGAAGGCGTGTAGGCCAGGTCATTGATGGCCGCCGTCAAGCTCGCAAGCGTGAAGGCGTCATTGGTCAGGAACGGATTGAGAGTCGACATCGCAGTTCTCCTTAGCGCGCGATGAGGCCGCGAGCAGCGAGCTGCGCGGTGGCGGTTGCCTGTTGGGCGGTCGTCAGCGTGCCCCAACCGAGTAGCGCCGCGACAACTTCGGCGTCACGGTTGATGACCACGATGTCTTGATCGGCGCTCGTCGCATCCGCGGCCTGCGCGAGCACGCCGGCAGCAACGTGGCGGCCGTCATACGTGGTCGGCGTCAGGGTCACGAACTTCTGCGAGCCCTTCGCAACGATGATGTTGAAGTAGTCGGCCACGGTCATCGTGCCGCCGTTCGCCAGGGTGAAGTTGACGTGCGAACTGGCGTAGGCGGTGGCGATCTGGCCGCGCTTCAGCTTGCTGCCGTCCGGGGCGATTACCTCGAATTCACCCGTGGCCGACGTTGCCAGCACGGTCACGCGGTACGTGCCGTTCTGCGCATCAGGGCCAAGCGTGAATCCACTCACCACGCCCGTACCGGTGCCGACGAGCACAGGGGTTCCGCCAGCGGTGACAACGACGGTGAACACGTCGCCCGTGGTCATGGTGCCGCCGTTGGCGATCAGGAACGACAGGTGCGAACTGACGTAGGCGGTCGCGACGTTGCCGGTCGGCAACACAGTGCCATCCGGCGCAGTGACCGAGAAGGCTGCCGTCGCGCTGGTTGCGGTCAGGGTGATGACGTAGGAGCCGGTCTGCACGTCGGGGCCAAACGTCAGCGCCGACATCAAGCCCGTGCCGGTGCCGACGATGGTCGGAATCGGTGCAGCTGCGATGGCCTTGGTGATCTGGCCGACAACCACGCCAGCGGCGAGGTTCTGACCAGTGAGGAGCGTACCTTCGTCGCGCGAGCGACCGCCGGGAGCTTCCGAAAGCAGAAACTCCAGCGCGTGAGTGGTTTCAGTGAGAGCCATTGGAGTCTCCAGTTATGGCGTTGGCGCCTTGCGACGCTCGTAGATTCCCGCCGGATCAAGGCGGGACTGCACCGAGACACGGCTTCCGCCGGCAGGGTGTGCGGTAACGATCTCTGGCCCGTCTTCAGCCTTCACAGCGATAAGCTGCGCGCGAGCGGTTTCGAGATCGGTGTTTTTGGTTGCGTAGTCCGCGGCCACGTCGGGCAAGCCGGCGGCGGCGCAGATGTCAGCAAGCGCCTTGGCGTGCGCGATGCGCGCGGCTGCGGTGTCGGGGGTGACGTTGGCGGCTGGTGACAGCAGCGCCATTGCCAGCGCCGGGGTGAGCCCCGATGCGCTGATTGCGTCGGCGACTTCGGCGCGGTCCATTTTGGCGCGGTCTTCTGGTGTGAATGCCAACTCGACAGAGCCTGGAATATCAACGCCAGCGGATGCCTTGAGCGAATTGAGCTCTTCGATAAGTGCGACGCTCTTGAGCTGAGCGTCATGTAGACGTGCCGTGATGCGCGCCTCTTCGGTCGCCGCATCCTCGCCGTCATCCGGCAGGTCTTCCGGCGCATCTTCCTGCTCGAGCATGACGGCGCCGACAGATTCAATCGTGCCGATCGTGTCACCCAATCCGGCGGCGATTGCCGATGGCCCGAACAGGCATCCGGCCTGCAACCCGCGCACGGCATCGGCATCCAGCCCGCGATTGCGCGCGACCGTTTCCACGAAGATGTCGGCGAGGCGATTCACCTCGTCTTGCATTTCGCTGCGGGCGGAATCGGACAGCGGCGCCGTGGAGTCAAAGTCGGCTTTCTTGCTGCCGCTGACAATCGTGGTCACGGTGTAGCCGATGCGGTCCAGTGCGCGCGAGATGTCAACGTGCTGGCAACGCACGCCAATGGACCCGAGCCCGCCAGATCGCGGGATGACGATGCGGTCAGCGGCCGATGCGATGGCGTAGGCCGCGGAGTACGCGGAATCGCTCGCGACGGCGGTGATTGGCTTCTGCCCGCGCGCCGCATAAATCTTGTCGGCGAGTTCAAAGCACCCCGTCACGGTGCCGCCCGGACTGTCGATCAGCATCACGATCTGAGTCACGCCGGCATCGGCCAGCAACAGATCGAACGCGGCGCCGATCACATCGTAGGCGCTGCCGCCATACCACCAAGACTCAATCCCGAAGCGGGCGAATAGCGGCCCTTCAATCGAGAGCACGCCGATTCCGTTCTCGACGCTGACAAGGTGCTCAGGCTTGCTGCCATGCGGCGCCATGTCGCCGTCTTCGCGATACGCGCCGCGATCCGGCATGGCTTGCGCGGTAGCAATCAGCGCATCCAATGCGCCCGCCTGCATGAGCATGGGGCGATTGGAAATACAGGCAAGCGCCTGTGCCGGCGTGATCGACTGACCGCGCCGGAATAGCCTTGAAAAAATGCCCATTACGGCTCCTGAGTAGTGACCTGCATCGGCGCCGGAGCGCCAGACGCAATGCGGCCGTCTGATGTGTAGACCAACCCGAGCGCATCGGCCCGAGCGTTGTCCGCCGCTTGCTCGGCGTCGATTTCTGCCGGGTCTTCACCGCGGCGTAGGACCAACTTGGTGCGACTCGTCAGGCCCGCAGCAATCGCCTTTTCATCGGCCGTCACGTCCTGCACCGGGTGCGAATACGGCCAGCCTTCCGGCATCCAAAGCGTCTGCCGATACCAGCCTGCACGCGTCGCGTAGTCCGGTGCGATCAATGCGCCAGCCAACACCGCAGCGTCCCACCACGCATTGCGGATGCGCTGGCAGAACTGCGGAATCATGTAGAGCCAGAGATCCATCTCGATCAGACGGTGGAACTCCAGCAAGATCAGCTTCAACGCGCGATCGCTGACTCCAGCCAGGTCGCCGGTCAGCACTTCGTAGGGCACGCCGACGCGAGCCGCGAAGGCCAGCAGGTTGAATCGCATGAACTGCGGGTAATCGCTGCCGGCGTTCGGCGGGTCGCTGAATACCGGCTCCACGCCGTCCGGCAGTTCCACCATCGTGCCAGGCTCAAGCCCGGCGATCGGCGTGTCATCGGTGTCGGTATCGACCTGCGTCTCACCGAGCACGGTATCGCTGCCGCCTTTCGTGCGCTTGAGAAAGCCGGCGAACAGGTTGCCGACCTTGACGCGCTCGATTGTCGAATCGTTGATGCGGTCCAGGTTGTAGGCGTGTGCAGCGACGCCAGCCAGGTCAGGCACGCCTCGCAACTGACCAGCGCGCAGCGGGCGGAACAGATGGATGATCTGATCGGCCGGAATGCGCCGGAGCTGCGTCGCGTCAATGTTCCCCGTGAACGTGTCGCCGGGGTGCGCGCCGTACATCCAGTACGCGACGCGGCGCCCAATCGGGCTGAGTTCGATGCCCTCGCGAATCACGTTCCCGTTGCTCGCCGTCGCGTAGTAGCTCCGCGGGCACTGCTCGGATTCGATCATCTGCAGCTGTAGCGGGACGGCCAGGCCATCCTCTGGGCGACGAGTGCGCAGGCGAACAAACACCTCGCCGGCCTCTTTCCATTCGCGCGAGGCGAGCGCCTGCATGGCCTCAAACGTCAGCACGCCGTCAGCGTCAGCCTGCAACGCCCATGCCTTGTGCGTGGCGTCGACCGCAGCCTTTTCCTCAGGCGTTCCGTTGACCGCCTTCGCCTGAATCCCGGTCGCAATCGAGTTGCTGACGTAGCGATCAATCGCAGCGCCTGCCCACGGATTGTTCCTCACCAGATCGCGAACGCGGGTGACGACTTGATCCATGCTGCCGCCATGGTTCGGGCCGCTATTCGGCGGTCGCCATGTGCGGATACGGCGCCCACTTCCGCTCGCCTGGTAGGCGGGCGTGGCTGGCGTTGGCGTGGTGTCGGTCATCAGTACCCCGTGCCCGTTTGCATGATCCGAAACACGCGACGCTTGCTTGATCCGCCCTGCGCCACGGTGATTTGCTGCGTCAGGTCTGCGATGTAGGCGTCGAGTTCAGCGGCGTTGGCCTGCGCGAACGTCATGGACCGCTGACCATGGGCAAACGACACGCGCAGCGATCCCGTGCGCAGCTTGTGGCGCGCGATCTCGGCTTCGGATAGCCACGTTTGCAGGGTTGCGAGCGTTGCCATTGGTCAGCCTTGCATGTACGAACTGCGCGACGCGCGCAGCGGACGGCGAGCGATCTGCTTCGGCGCATCCGCGCCGGCAGCAGACACCTCGCTGTTTGAATCCCACTCAGCCGCCCACGACGGCGGCGATCGCCAGTCGATCCGGTCGCCCTGCAATCGTGCATAGGCGCCCTCGCCGTACACGCACAGGTCGACGCTTTCGTTCTTGGCCTTGGCCGTCGCCTTGCGCCAGCCCTTGTTCGTCCGGACTTCCGCGGTCAGCTCGCGCACGTTGCCGGCATCCATCCACGCCGGGATGTGCCAGTAGCCCGGGCCCGGCGCGGTGCGCGCGAGATCGTTGGCTAGCACATCCTTCAGCGCGTCCGTGTTGAGCATCAACACCGGCACGTCACCAGTCGCGCCGGCTTTGCCGCGCGATTCTGGAAACGCCTCGATCATCGATGGCCCGGAGTCGCGACCCTTGACCAGTCGGAACTTGCCGCCCTTTCCTTCGCGGTTCAGTTGGCGCCAGTAGTCATAGCCGCGCTTCGTGACGCCATCCTCGCCGCCAGAGTCGCAGACGGTAAGGCGAATACCCATTGTGCGGCCCGTGCCATCGTCAAGCGGGTAGCGCCTGTCGATGCACTTTTCCGTGAGCCTCCCCCAATCTTCGACGTAGGCGGCCGGATCGATCGGCAGCGGGTGCCCGTCTTCGCCTATGCGCGCGGATGACTTGAGCGCGTAACGGTCAACGATCCAATGCTCGCGATGCGCGCCCCAGCCGACGACCTGCACAACGAACCCACGGCGCGTGCCGGCCTGGACGTCGACCTGCGCCGTCAGGAAGCGGACGCCGCGCGGGACGGTGCCTTGGCGAAGATCCGACCGGCGCGACTCAACAGCACCAACATCGGACCGGCGACCAACCCGCATCGGCAGGTAGGCGCGGCCTTGGTCAAGGTTGACTGTCGACTTGATTTCTACCTCGTCGGCGGTCCGGTTGAAATCCTGGATCGCTGTCGCGTACTTCGTCAGGATCGCAACCCACGACTGGTAAGCGGCAGCGACGCACGGGATGTGATAGCTCGCGATGCCAGAGTCCGGGGCATCGCCAACAATCCCACCATCTTCGATTCGGCAGCCGGACGGAACCCACAATGCCTGCGCGCTCAGTTCGCGCTTTCGGCCCTCGTCGAACTCAACACCGCATTTGCGGCAAGCGATGTGCGCGTGCTCGCGCGCCCACTTCGCCCCGTCCAGCTCCTTCAACTCTTCACAGAGCTCGGCCAGCGGCGGAAGACCGAACATCACATGCACATCGGGATCGAGCGCGAGCCATTCTCCGCAGTGCTCGCATTGCCAATACAGCCAGCACATCGTGCCGGTGTTGTAGATCGCTGTGATGCCAGTGGCCGGCGGCGCCTGGTGTGGCGCCGTGCGTTTCCATGCTGGGTCCAGGTACTCCCGGCGAACGCTGGATTCGACCAGCACCTTTCCGGCACTCAGAAATGTCTCGGTGCGCTTGCGCGCCAGCACGTAGAGCGAGCCCTCGCCATCGATGTCATCGGCCGCCGCGTCGTACTCGGTCAGCGCGACATAGCGGAAGTCACGGCCGGAGAGCTGCGCACCAGACGGCCAGCCAAAGGCCAGGCACATGCCCGACCTGAATATCTTGTCGTAGGTGTTGTCATCCTGCCGGCGCGGGCTCTGCCGCTGCCGAACCTCGGGTGACGCCTCGATCATCCGCTTGATGCGGACCTTGCTGTAGTAGCGCGCGAGATCCTGCGACGACTGGACCACCAGCATGTCGCCTGGATCTGAAACCACGTTCCGCGCGATCCATCCGTCGATCAGCGTTACCGTCTTGCCGGTTCGAGCGGGGCCGATGACGCAGACCGTGTGGAACTGCCGCGAGCCAAGCATGTCGGCTGGCTCGCGCATGTAAGGTGTCAGCGACGGATCGTATGGACCGCCGGCCGTGACGAGCGATTCCGCGATTGCATCCGATACGCGCACGACCTTGGGCCGGCGCAGCATCAATGCCGCACCGTTCCGCGATTCGTCCTCGATCATTTGACGGCTACAGCGTCCGCGATCTCGTCGCGCAAGTCGCCAATGCACTCAGTGACGTACTCGACCACCTCGGGCGTCACGCGCAAGTCGCGCTCCAGCCGATCCGGCAGCGTCACCAGGCCGCGGACCATGATCTTTGCCACCGTCGTAACGCAATCCTCGTGCCGCTCGCGCGGTATCAAATTCCCGCGCTCCGTCTCGTTCGCCATCTCGACGCCTTCACGCTGGGCACGGGCCAGAAGTGCGCGCTCTAACGACAGGTCAACAGATGCGCCGCCATCGCCGCCGCCTGACCTCCCGGCAGCGACCGCGCGCAAGTGAGTAACAACCCGCTGGACGCATTGCCGCCGGTCCCACATTCCCCGCGAAACCCGCTCGATAACGCCGCTCTTGACTAGGTTGCTCAGCGTCTCTCGCGAGCAACATAGCCATGA